AAAAACACATTCTTCTGGGCCGAACGGGCCATGATTCGACTGCCTTTCAACGGCGTCAAAGGAGAAATGGATTCCAAGCAAGTAATGGTCCAAGTACCATGTATGCACATGTGGAACGAAACCTGCCCAATACTTTCAGAAGTCAGCCCTTGGTTCAAGGATCCTAGTCTCGAAGACATGGGTCGTAAATATTGGAAGAAGCGCAGCTACATCTTCCAGGGCTTTGTACGTGAGAACCCTATTGCTGATGACAAAACACCAGCAAACCCAATCCGACGTTTTATCATCGGACCACAAATCTTCACACTGATCAAGAGTGCGTTGATGGATCCAGAATTGGAGAACATGCCTACTGATTACTTGGCAGGCCTAGATTTCCGTATCACCAAAACACAAAAAGGTGGTTATGCCGACTACAACACTTCAAAGTGGGCACGTAAAGAAAGTGCTCTCACTGAAGCAGAACAAGCAGCGATTGAACAATATGGTTTGTTTGACTTGAGCACATTCTTACCCAAGAAGCCCACAGAAGTGGAACTCAGGGTCATGAAAGAAATGTTTGAAGCATCAGTAGATGGTCAACCGTTTGACATGGAGCGTTGGGGACAATACTTCCGCCCAGCTGGTATGAATGCACCTGCTGGCACACCAGTTGATGCAGACGAAGATGTTCCGGCGGCCAAAGCAGCACCTGCTGCTAAGGCATCTGCAGATTCTTTTGATGACGAGGACACTCCTGTGGCAACCGCACCAGTGGCCAAGCCAGCAGAAGGTAACAAAAAGGCCGAGGATATCTTGGCCATGATCCGCGCTCGCCAAAACAAATAAGTAGCAGCATCACACAGAGGGGAAACCCTCTGTGTTCTTTCATAATGAAAACACCTAGAGATATTGCTAAAGAGAATAATGAGTCTACCTATTTTACAGGTAAACCATGTCGACGTGGGCATATTTCTAATAGGCGCACATCGAACTATATTTGTATACAATGTGCATCTGAAGTCTATAACAAGTCTGATAGAGACAACTATAGATTTGGTAATACATTTTATCGTCAATTTTGCCAACGGCAACAAGCAGCAAGACAAAAAGATATTCCATTTACTATTTCTTTTGAAGAAATAGAACAACCTGTATATTGTCCAGTATTAGGTATTAAATTGAACTATGGGTGGAGTGGGTTGAATCGTAGAGATGATGCGAAAGCAACCATTGACAAAGTGATACCTGAACTAGGATATGTTTCTGGAAATGTTTTTGTTATTAGTTGGAAAGCTAATAAATTAAAAAGCAATATGACATTAGATGAATTACAAAAAATCATGAATTATATAAAGGATAAAACAAATGGGTAAACCTTTTGACGTCTCTCGTTTCCGTAAAGAAATTACCAAGTCAATCGAAGGATTGAGCATTGGTTTTAATGATCCAACTGACTGGATCTCAACAGGCAATTATGCCTTGAACTATTTGATTTCAGGTGACTTTAATCGAGGTATTCCTCTGGGTAAAGTTACTGTGTTTGCTGGCGAATCTGGTGCAGGTAAAAGTTATATCTGCTCAGGTAACATCATCAAGAACGCCCAAGCACAGGGCATTTATGTTGTGCTGATTGACAGTGAAAACGCACTAGACGAAGACTGGCTCAAAGCACTAGGTGTAGATACCGGCCAAGACAAACTGCTTAAACTAAGCATGGCCATGATTGATGATGTGGCCAAAACAATCAGTACATTCATGAGTGACTACAAGGCTTTGCCAGATGGCGAACGTCCAAAGGTCATGTTTGTGATAGACTCACTGGGTATGTTGCTCACACCCACTGACGTGAACCAGTTTGATGCAGGCGAGATGAAAGGTGATCTGGGTCGTAAACCCAAAGCTCTTACTAGTCTTGTACGTAATTGTGTCAACATGTTTGGTTCATACAATGTAGGGTTGGTTTGTACCAACCACACATACGCAAGCCAAGATATGTTTGATCCCGACGATAAAATATCTGGCGGTCAAGGGTTCATCTACGCCAGCTCAATTGTTGTGGCCATGAAAAAACTCAAACTTAAAGAAGATGAGGACGGCAACAAGATCACAGACGTGATGGGTATCCGTGCTGCTTGTAAAGTAATGAAAACACGTTACTCAAAACCTTTCGAAGGTGTACAGGTCAAGATTCCTTATGAAACAGGAATGAGCCCATATTCGGGGTTGGTTGATCTTTTAGAAAAACGTAACTTACTGAAGAAGGAAGGCAATAGCCTAGTGTTTGTTACCAGCGATGGCGAGATCTTTAAGAAGTTCCGTAAGAAGTGGGAAGCTAACGAAGACGGTTGTTTGGACCGTGCTATGGCAGACTTTGGAAACCACAAGGAAGAGCTAAGTATCGCTGAGGAGGCAGTGGAATGAATGAAGCAGTAGCAGTGGCCAGCGAGATGTGGTCAGAACTCAAACGTTATGTAAACACAGTGGATCGAGATGAAGCAGCTGAAACTGTAGTGGCTATCTTGATTGACAACGACTGTGATGTAGATGATATCAAAGAAACTTTCAAAAGCGAACCTGATATCAAACGTGCGTTAACAGCATATCTTGACGACGACAAATCCTATGAAGACGAAGATGATGTCGAAGAAGAAGACTATCACGAAGACGACTGGGAAAACTGATGTGGTACAGCAGAGTAGTAGCCAACTTAGCAGCTATTCCTGATTTTATAGACCATTACGAGGCAGAGCTTGAACTGGCCAAACGAGATTGTAAAATCTCGGGTGTGCTGGAAAAAAACATCACAGCTCTGCCTGGTATTACGGAACAACGTTTTAATCAACTGCAAGAGATTGAAGCAGTTCTAAATTTTCTCAACATACAACTACGCAAAATACGTAGAAAACATTTTCAAAAGTACCTAGAAGGCTATGCCCGAGCCCTTACTTCAAGAGATGCCGAAAAGTATGCAGAGGGCGAAGATGAAGTTGTGGATTTTGAAACCATTATCAATGAAGTAGCACTGCTACGTAATCGTTGGTTAGGTATCATGAAAGGGCTGGATACCAAACAGTGGCAAATGGGGCACGTGGTACGTTTACGCACAGCAGGTATGGAAGATATTACAGTGTGATTGTTTTGCGTGATACATACTGTTATGAAACGCACCGCATTTGTAACAGGCATGACCGGCCAGGACGGTCCTTATCTTGCTCGACTACTGGTTGAAAAAGGCTATCATGTGTATGGCCTTGTGAAACGCTATAGTAATCCTAACTTAGACAACATACGTTGGTTGGGCATTGAAAACGATATCGAGTTGATCACCGGTGATATTACCGATGAAAACAACATGAATCATCTCATGCAAACACTCAAACCCAACGAAGTGTATAATCTAGCAGCACAGAGTTTTGTGGGCGCCAGTTGGGACCTAAACAAATTAACCACAGAAGTCAACTCCGTGGGTGTGCTGAATTTGCTCAATGCCATACGCAGTCACAGCCCTAACACACGTTTTTATCAAGCAAGTACATCAGAGATGTTTGGCAATGCTACCGAAGCAGGTGCCCAAGGTGAAAACACACCATTCCGCCCACGCAGTCCTTATGGAGTGAGCAAGTTATACAGCCATTGGATGACCATAAACTTTCGAGAAAGCTACAGCCTCTATGCTTGTTCGGGCATTTTGTTCAATCACGAAAGCCCACTACGTGGTCGTGAGTTTGTCACACGCAAAGTTACCGATGGTGTTGCCCGTATCAAGTTAGGATTGACTGATTCTATTACATTGGGTAATTTAGATTCCAAACGTGATTGGGGATTTGCTGGTGACTTTGTAGAAGCCATGTGGATGATGCTACAACAACCCACAGCCCGAGACTATGTGATTGCCACTGGAGAACAGCACAGCATTGGTGAATTATGTGACATAGCATTCCAACATGTGGGCATTGGAGAGTGGGCTGGTCTTGTGAAATCAGATCCACGTTTCAAACGTCCTGCTGAATTGTACAGCCTGTGTGGTGATTCAGCGTCTGCCCGAGACATACTGGGATGGCAGCCCCGAACTGATTTTGCCACCATGATCCGTGACATGGTAGACGCAGATCTAACCAGACTTCAATCTACTCAACAATCTTCCGAGTGGGAGACCTGAACGTATTTCACTCACAGTCCATTCTGTATGGCATAACTGTTCTAACCACTCTGCTCTGTCGGGCATGAGTGGTTTTTCTATCATGGCAAAATCCATATTGGCCACAGGTGCTGCCATTGAATACGCACCTACAAACGCTGGTACACCGTCTAACACAGCTTGACTACCAGGACCAGAGTTCTCATTGACCACAGCCCAGGCATCAGTGAGATTCCGACGGAAATCAAATTCATCGTAAGTTCCACGCAAGGATTGCGGTTGCTGTATTTTTACACCAGGTATGAATGGTAATCGTTGTCTAGGATGTGGACGAACCACAATAGGTCTGTCAGTGTGCTCACGTATGCGAGCAATAGTTTGTTTTAACCACTGTTCAGCAGGTGGCAATCCAGCCCATTGCTCACTGTCACTTCGTTGCATGGCTATGAGAATATGATCACCTTGATGCCAAGGTTGTAATCTCACAGCAAGTTTTTTAGGTCGATCTGGGTCTGAGCCTTCACCCCACCAGGCACGGGCATTTACACCATTGATGCCTATCTTCCAGGTGACTCCACGCATGAGTTGCCCAACTTCCATAACTATCACAGGGCGTCCTGAGCTAACGAACTCTTGCCACACAGCTTGATTAGATGCCATACGCCCGGCCCATAGCTGACTCCATATCACTGCCACATCTGCGGACATATTGTGTTCGGTCACACGCATACGGTGATGTTTACAACCTTCACGGAATGCTGTAAACACAGGAACAGAATTAAGTGCTCCAAATTGGTTAAAAATGCTGATGTTGGTCATATTGTAGTAAATAGTTATTCAAAACTGGAGGCCTATGACAAAATACGCAGTAGTGACTACATTCAATCAATCTGGCTATGATCGATATGCCAGCCGAATGATTGATACATTCTTAAAGACTTGGCCTCGAGGAGTTGATCTCTACGTGTATACAGAAGATTGTGAAATCACACAAACAGCTAAGAATCTACACGTTAGGAACCTACACGAAGTTAGCCCAGAGATAGTTGCTTTCAAACAACGATGGGGATCTGATCCTCGGGCTCGCGGCGAAATGGCCACAGGTCCGGTTGATGCCAAAGGCAAAGCACCTGGTTTAGGATTCCGTTGGGATGCTATACGATTCAGCCACAAAGCCTACAGTGTGTTCCATGCTGCTGCTAATTGTCCGGCTGATATGTTGTTTTGGATGGATGCTGATATGGTGTGCCATACTCCACTCAACGAAGCATTCCTAGTGCTACAGATGCCTTCAGATGTGGGATTGGCCTATTTGGGTAGAGAAAAGAAGTTCAGTGAATGTGGATTGTATGGCATGAACTTAAACAATCCCATCACTAGATTGTGGCTTCGAGAGTTCCAGTTAGCATACGATTCCGGCCGCCTCATGACCATGTCCGAATGGAACGATTGCTGGGTGTTTGATGAGACCAGAAAAGAAGTGCAAGCCCTGCATCCTGAATGGAAAGTATTGAACTGGAGTGCTGGCTTGATCCGGGGCGAAGGACACCCATTGATCAACACAGCTTGGGGTGCCTATCTAGACCATCTCAAAGGCAATAGAAAAACCACTGGGCGCAGTCTTCCATTGGATCTTATACGCCCTAGACGTGAACCTTATTGGACTAATTAGTCGTTGTCAGGTACACAGATACCATCAACATCGCCTTGCACGTATTCGGCTTTTGAATGTTTGGCCTTGTAGTGTATGAGATGATCGCCCAGTATAGTGTGACGTAATGGAGTCTTGTAACTCTTCTTAAAGTTTGCACATAGATCAAAAATACTAGCATCGGGTACTGCCAACAACGCAGCACCAAACACATCATTGTCATAGTATCTACGCAGATCATTCTGGTCACGGTCATGATAACGTCTACAATATTCTGCTCTGAATGCAGCAAAATCTTCATGTTGAGTATTCACAGCAAACACACCGGTCTCGGGCACTAACCAATTTCCGGCAATGGTGCCACTCTTGTCTGTGTAGTAAGTCACTCCCATATACATGGCTAGATCTTCAGACTGCATGACTCTTTGTAACAGCTCAATGGGCAAGGTTTGTACAGTGATCACATCAGCATCTAACCACACAATCCATTCGGCTTGGCTGTGATGCATGGCATGCATGAAACTGTAGGCTTTCTTAGCAAACTTTTTCATGCTTTGATTTAAACTAGGATCCAGTTGATATTGGGCATAGTCAGGATCCAATTGCGAAAAATCTATCTGGGTAATACGTGCATTAGAAGGCATTTGAAATCCTTCCACATAGCATGTAAGAGAGAGATCCTTGGGCCAATGCTCTAAAAAACTATCAACTGAATCTCGACCAATGAGATCATAATAGAGTTGATTAAAACTGGTTATTACTTGTATCATTTTGTTGTCCATTTTTTCATGTGATTCCAACATGCTCCTGATTGTAATTCTGCATGACTCCAGTGGAACTGGCTTATGCGTTTGATCCAAGCATACCTGTCAGGAGTGATCGGATTCTCTATACGATGTATACCTGCGGCAGCTACATCACGTGCTTGGCTGCGATCCGGGTCAGTCAATATCACAGGAATACCTTGTATCACTGCGGCCACAGCCGGACTAGAGTTGTGATTCACAACTGCCCAGCAATTGATAAAATCATCCACAAGACTAGTGCCTTCTACACTGATTTCTACTCTAGATAGTCTACGGCCTTGACACAGTTTTATTATTCTCTCACAGTATTTTCTAGCCTTCTTGTCTCCAGGATGCGGCCTAATACGTACAGGTCGATCACTATACTTGCGTAATTCGATTATGTTCTTTACAGCCCAATCAACTACATCCCATCCAGCCATACTCCACCCACCATCTCGCTGTAAGCACAACAAGATGTGGTCGCCTGACTGCCTCCAAGGTTGTAATTCAACTCCGCATTCTGATTGAATCTTTGCCCAACGATTAGGGTCGGGTGTTTGATCACAGTATTCACCAGTGTTGGCAAATATGCCATCATAACTGTAACGTAACCAATAACCTGGATTTGATTTGTCCTTGTAAAGAAACAGATTGCTGTCAGCAATAATAGTCCTGCCACCTGACGCACGTTGCCCATCAAGTATTTCTTTTCTGAACTGTAGATGAGCCGCAGTCTTTCCGTGTTCATGCACCCACCCCAGGATCACAGCCACTTCACTGGGTTGATAATTCATATTGGATTCGATTATGCCTTGATCACCTTGAGCATTCACACCTTGTGCAAAGTAATTCAATGTGTTGAGTTTGTCTGTGGCATTTTTCAAACTCTCCGGAGTATATTGCTCTTTTCGGGGCAATGTGGCTGTGTAACTTATTACTCTCATAATTCTTGCATCATCCTAAATGCTGCGCCGTTTTTTAATTCTCGCACATGATATTGTCCGTATGCCATGCTATGACACCAAGCCATTAACAAATCTCGATCAGGATAAAATGGGTGGTCCATTTTTGATAGATCTCGATTGGCCACCGGTTCTGCCACATGACTAGGAGACATGACAAATGCCGGAACACCCGCCAATATACTTTCCACTGCTGCTACACTGTTGAAAGTGACCAGTGCATGTACATCTTGTGCTAACACTTGGCTCAGTGGTTGATTCAATACTCGGTCCGCCCTTTTTGCTGCACGTTCACGAACTTCTACAGGGCGGTCAGTATGCTTTTTAATCTCAGCCACAGTATCAGCAATCCATTTTTGTTGATCGATGCCGTAATATTTGCAAGGTTTTTCATCTGGTGCTGCTACAATTATTTTATATCCTGATCTTCTAGGATGTGGAGTAATACCCAACAAATCCCAACGATCACTGGGCCTCGGACGTATGACACGATGTTGCAGATCATTTAACACTATTCTGTGATATTTTTTAATACCTTGACTGTTTAGATTGCCCAGATTATTCCCCACATATCCTGAATCCATATAGTAGAAGTTGTTGCCATCTTCCAGGCACTGTTTCATGATCTTGTGTTTGAGAATGCCGCGCAACACCAACTGATTGCGATCTACTTTTATATCATAATGATAATCAAAATAATCTGAATCCACTGGCTGCATTTTGGCACTGGCGGCCAACATGTTTATGTACTCGTCCTCGCCGCCCTTGCTGAGAAAAATCCACCCGCTCATTGGATCAACCGTTGTTGGCAGTATTCGGTAAAGATACGTTCTTTGTGCCATTCATCAGAAAAGTCACCTTGGTCAGCAAACTCATGGAAGCAAGGAGTTCCTAGGGTATAGTGAACTAGTTTTGCTAGAGGATTGTATTCGTACTCCACATCCAACCAGTTCCATTCAGCAGGCAATTCACCTAGACGTTCATCTGCTATCCAAGAGAATCTATGTAACTCTGCACCTGTTGCCTTTTGTACAAATTCAGGTGTGAGTTCTCGGTTACGCAAGGCATTGCAGTTCCACAAGATCACACTTGACCAATTCTTTCTAGGATAATCTTCGTTAGCATTGCCGAGATACTTTTCGTTCCGGCGTGTCTTGTAGTTGTGTTTGACCACCAATGCATCTTTTCTATAATCTCTAAGATTCCAAAGTTCAGCAATGTCACCACGCACAATCATATCGCCGTCGATAAAAATGGCCCAACCCTGATATTCCATGAGATACGGTACCAAGAAACGTGTGTATATAAAATGATTTGACCCATCTGTATGTGTTTCAGAATAGTCTCGAAACAAGTTTAACGCCACGGGCACGATAGCCACTGGTTGGCTGCTGTTGCGTATGATTGAATTCACGCAGGTGTGATAGGCTATGGCCTCTCTAGGATCGTATCCTACAAATACAGGAATAGGTTTCATCGGCGCTGGATATCTTCTTCAACACAGTTTTCACCGTATTGGATTTCGATCAATCGAAGTGGTTGATCAGTTTCATTGCACAGTTGATGCCACTCACCTAATCGGATCCAGGTGTGTTGATGTTGTGCAGGGCTGGCTAATAAATCATAATCTGTGCTGTGAGGATCCACGGTGTATACTGTGGCTTCACCTTCGGCTACAAACCAAAATTCTGCACGGCGTTCGTGACGTTGCATGCTGAGTTTTTGCCCAGGCATCACAGTGAGTTCTTTGAGTTTGACGTGAGCACCTACTTCATGCAACACACGATAATGCCCCCAGGCTCGATCAGTTTTGGGCGTTTTCCACTCTTCAAGAATCCAACTACTACTATTCTTTTTATCATGTCCGCCCACTCCAAATTTGAAGATCACATCTTGTACTACCATTTCAGGAATATTGACTGCTGTACGATCACCACCATTGGCAAAAATAATTTCGCTATCCGGATAGCGTAGTTTTACTAATCTAATTGCGTCAATACTAGACCCGTCATCATCATTATAAACAATTACTTCATCAACTACATCAATGGCACTGACTATCGCCAATCGTTCAGTGATGGGCATAAAATGTCGGCCCTTTTTGCGAGCCAACCATTCATCACTATTCAATCCTACTATTAACTTGTCACCAAGTTGTTTAGCTGCTGCAAGATAAGAAATATGCCCAGAATGTAGCGGGTCAAATCCGCCGGTAACAATTACGATTTTCATAGAAATATTTATCGGCGTATATAACGGTAAATACATTATGACCACCTTAGTTGAATCCTTTTTACCCTACGAATACAAATTTGGGTCGCAACACAAAGAAGATGGTATAATAGATTTGCTGTGTTCAAATATAAAAGACCCTGACCATTGGGCCATTGAAATTGGGTCCGGAACAGGCGAACAGAACATGATCCGCAATCTAGTTGAAAATTGTAGCTATCGTGGCATTGGACATGATTTTCAACCAGCAACTTGGAAACATCTCAATTACGAACACAGGACCTGTGCTGTAGCTCTGGACCAGCTGGGGTCATTGATTGCGACTTGGCCCACACGTACTCCGGACTTTTTCAGTCTAGACATTGACAGTTTTGATTTTTGGGTACTAAAAGATCTCTTGTACAATCATGATTTCCGCCCGGCTGTGATGTGTTTGGAATATCTCAGTTATTATCAGGATCAAGTGGTGAGTGTGCGACCCGGATTACCCAAATACAAAAAGACCTACTGCGGATGCAGCCTGGCAGCATATCAACTG